TTTTGCTTGAGTATTCCCTGACAAACAGAAAAAGTTTTGGGAACAAGTTTTTCTTGGATTTCAGGGAAAAAATCACTTGTTCCAACGTAAAAGCGGCTTTTCGTATTTTGCTTGAGTATTCCCTGACAAACAGAAAAAGTTTTGGGAACAAGTTTTTCTTGGATTTCAGGGAAAAAATCACTTGTTCCAACGTAAAAGCGGCTTTTCGTATTTTGCTTGAGTATTCCCTGACGGTCACGTGACAAACAGAAAAAGTTTTGGGAACAAGTTTTTCTTGGATTTTTGGGAAAAATTCACTTGTTCCAACGTCAGTGCGGCTTTTCGTATTTTGCTTGAGTATTCCTTGACAAACAGAAAAAGTTTTGGGAACAAGTTTTTCTTGGATTCCACGGAAAAAATCACTTGTTCCAACTTCCGTGCGGCTTTTCGTATTTTGCTCGAGTATTCCCTGACAAATCACGTGACAAACAGGAAAAGTTTTGGGAAAACACTGTTTTGTGTGTTTGACGTACCGGATTTCCTAAAGTTTGTGAAAACATTGTTTCTTTGTGTGACACACCGGATTTCCTAAAGTTTGTGAAAACATTGTTTCTTTGTGTGACACACTGGATTTCCTAAAGTTTGTGAAAACATTGTTTCTTTGTGTGACACACCGGATTTCAGAGCAAAAAGTGTAAACGTTTTGCAACATTTCCAGAGCAAAAAAGTGTAAACGTTTTGCAACATTTCCAGAGAAAAAAGTGCAAAAAAGTGTAAACGTTTTGCAACATTTCCAGAGCAAAAAGTGTAAACGATTTGCAACATTTCCAGAGCAAAAAGTGTAAACGTTTTGCAATATTTCCAGAGCAAAAAAAAGTGCAAAAAAGTGTAAAGTTTTGCAACATTTCCAGAGCAAAAAGTGTAAAGTTTTGCAACATTTCCAGAGCAAAAAGTGTAAAGTTTTGCAACATTTCCAGAGCAAAAAGTGTAAACGTTTTGCAACATTTCCTTAGCAAAAAAGTGTAAACGTTTTGCTTCAAGTTTCCAACGTTTTCCTCGCCGTTTGCTACGCGTTATCGTTGTTGTCATGACAATTTCTGTGGCTATTTTCCGTAGTGATGACAATTTCTGTAGCTATTTTCCGTAGTCATGACAATTTCTGTGGCTATTTTCCGTAGTCATGACAATTTCTGTGGCTATTTCCCGTTGTCATGACAATTTTTGTTGGGTTTTTGCATTGTCATGACGATTTCGATCCACAACTGCGTATAAAATGGTCCGCATTTTCGCTACCATACTCATAACCATGCCTGCTCCAGTCATTTCTACTCCGCCAGCTGCTTTTATGGCTTCGACTGCTTTAGCTCCTTTTTCGGCTGGAGCCATGATGTCGACGACGACGTTTTCATCGTTGACATCTTGCGATTGCTGTCCTTATTTAAATTCTTTGGGTGAGTTTACTGTTGTTTTGCTGCTATGTTGAACTTTTACTTATCTGTGTGTATCTGTGTGTATGTGTGTGTGTGTAGGGTTTTCGCGATTTCGTTCCCCTTTTTTCAAGTATTTCATGTCGGTGGACAATCGAGCGAAAACCATCGACTCGTCCGCCGCCTCGTGTGGCTTCTATCAATCACATTCTGCTTACGTAGTTTTTAATTGCTTGAAATGTCTCAAATCCCAATTGCAATGTCTCTATATATTTCCCTATAAATCGACGCCCATCTTTTTTAAAGTCTGCAACTGCGGCATGACGGGAATTTCGACGCAGATTGTAGGTGAAATGTTTATGATGGAATCATTCGGTGCCATGTTGCAAGCCACCGTGAAAGACATTTGGATCCAGAAATTATGTATTTACTGTGGCAACGTTGACTCTCATTCGTCGAGTTGTATTTTTTACCAACACGTGCCAGGTAAAAAGTCTCGCTCGACGTGCGTCGTTTGTTTCGAAGCCGCCACCATTCTTTTTCCCTGCAAACATGTCGTTTGTTGTCCCAATTGTGCTCTAAATGTCGACCACTGTCCGCTCTGTCGCCAACCTGCTGATTATTTTAAAATTTTAACTTTTTAGCCTATCCGATGCAGATGAATCATCCGGCGTGGGCCAAATTTGAATTGCGCTTCATCTCTTATAACAGAGATCCCAATTATTTGCATTTAGCTTCTAAAGGCTTTTTTCGTCACGCTTCGTGCAACGAAAACGTTTGCTTTGTCTGCAACTCTATCGATGAACACGCCCTTTTTTGTCCTCTGCACGACCAACGTACGCGAATCTCGGTGAATGACGCCACTCTTTGCGACGAATGTCCCAACACTGCAGACACCGTTCTCCTACCGTGCGGATGTTCGTTTCTCTGCGCCACCTGCGCTTGTCAGTACGGCATCTGCCCTCGCTGCAATACCAATATTACCGCTTTTGTTACGGTTTTTTTGAACGATGAATGAAAATTTTTTTTCTCAATAAACGAGTTGCATCATGAATACTATTTACTGCTTTTCTCTCGATAAAATGTTTGCTTCTTTTTTTAATAATGTCGCTACAGCCATTAACAGTCTAACTAATAAAGATTTTGAGTACTTTTGGAAACGCGGTCTCTATCGCCTAGTTCCTCTCACCAAGGGAGGCTTTGGAGCCATTTACGAATTAGAAATCAACGGTCACAAGGTGGTAGACCGCAAACAAGCTGATGTCATCGTCAAAATGAACAATAACGGTTTCAAACAATCGGCTCTTTTGTTTGAAGGCGTTTGGTTGCTCGACTTTGATTTGGCTGAAATTTATTTTTGCCCATTCATTTCCTATTTGAACAAAATGAAAGTCTGTCCTTTTCTCTGCAACTACATCAGTGCCAACATTGTCGACAAAGATTACGTTCTCTTCATAGAACGCTACTCGTATGAAGTCATGACTTTTTTACCGCATCTCACCGTCGACTACGTCATTCAATTTCTTTTCCAGTTAACCTATTCTTTTTACATTATCAAGCAATATTTGGGAATGGTACACTTTGATGTTCATTTACGTAACGTGATGGTGGCCAAATCGACGTCGTCATTTCTTTTGGCCGACGCCAATAAAAAACGAGGCATTTATCTGCCTCACATGGCATATGAAGCGAGGTTGATCGACTTTGGATTTTGCACCATGGATTTGCGACACAGTATCGATCCTCATTTGAGAGGCGATTTCCAGTGTGCGCCGCACAATTTCAGTCGAACACCAGCCATATCGGAACTCTTCAAGACAACTAGAGACACTCGCTCTAAACTGCTCACTGTAGAAATACAATATTTCTGTTTACATCTCTATCAGATTATCGCTCGTCAAGCACCTCAGCATCCCATTTTAAAAGCCATTCAACAATTTTGCGATTGCATGTACGACCAGGTGGTCGATTTGACTCAACCCGCTCTCCAACGCGATCGTTTCATTTTGCCGCAACACGACGTCGGTGTCGTCTGCGCGGCCATACGTAAACCCAGCGATCTCATTGTCGGGCTCGAACGCTATTGTCATTTGTACGGCAGTGTCATTTACGACAAGGAAAGCGATCTTCAAATATCGACGCCTTTCAAAAACACGACCGTTGTCAAGGAAAATGCCAAACTCGTTTTGAACGTCAACAAATTGCACGTCTATAAAAACTATCAAAATTTTATAAAAACATCCATACCGGATATTCGCTGGTTTGAATCCACTTTTACCGTCATAGAAAACACTTATGGTCACGTTTACAAATTTCCCATCAATTGTTGGGTCGATAAAATCTCTAGCGACCGTTCGCCTTACAACGCCATTTCCATCTTCAGAAAAGATGTACCCTACAATATTCGTAATGCTTATTTGACGCATCACGGTGCTCGCGTCACGTTTCACGTCAATCGGCGTACGGAAGACTTTTCAAACTCGTTTTACGCAGGTAAATTTCTCTTCATCAAAGGTACACTGTACGCTTGCGAACATTTGCCTCCGCTCATGTTTGGTCTTTCTGATGATTACTTTTGTATTTTCAGTTTCAAATCGGACAAGTGTAAATACGTCGAGAAAATTATCCAACTTCATCACCTCAACTATCTTATCGATGCTTCCAATGCGTGCGGTTTTCACTATCAAGGAGATCCTATTTACGGACACATGACCACGAAAAAACCTCTATTTTATATTTCGATTAATAATGAATAGAGTTTCATAAAAAAATTATTTCTATGAAACTGTTTTAGTCGGATTGTCTCATTACCATTAAATTAATTGTATATATCAATAAATGAATGAAACGGCTAAATTAGCTCTCTTTGTGGCTTTGGTTATGTTGGTATTATCTGGGGCTATTTACACTAGCGCCTACTTTAAAAAGACTGGTCCCGAAGGTCAAATGTTGAGTTTAGTTCCCGATCGGGTCGTCGTCACCGATCCCGTGACTGGTGCTCTCATTTCGTCGTCGGTGAAAACCAAAGAACTCGCCGAATGTTGCCCTCAAAAAATCATCAATGACACGACGGCTAGTTTGACCAACACGTTCAGCAGTAGTTTTACCGACAAGAATTTTCTGCGACGAACTAAATTGGAACCGGGCGCCATTTTAGTCGCCGATGCCGTCGGCAACGTTTCCAGTTCACAAATCGGTATTCCTTTCATCACGTCGTGTTGCGAAAGTATTAAAGCGTTAATCGACGACGTTCAGCCTAAATCCGATGGTCTTTACAGCAGTTTGAAAACGGATGCCACGTACGTTAAAAAACCGGAAACAAGTGTCACCCAACGACCAGTCACGTACAACGCCTATACTGGCGCACTGGAAATGGTGACATTGCCGGCCAATAGTATTTTATCGACCGATACCAACGGCGATATCGTTACCACACCCTACAGTTTGCCTTCGTGTTGCGATAAAATCAAGGACACGATCGTCGACTACACTACCACGTTCAGTTCCAATTATATTGATACCAATTACCAACGACGAGCTGTCGCCGGTTCTCAACATTTACTCATGATGGACGACTACGGAAATTTAGTCGACAGCGGACTGACGCCCACTATCGTCAATGCGTGCTGCGAAACGGCTCGCAACGCTTTGTCGCCGAGCAATATTATTGACGGCGGTGGCAACGCGTTGTACAGCGCTCCCAAGATAGACGCCACGTTTCAAAAGAAAACCACGGCTCCGGCTAACGCTCTCCTCATGCCCGATGCCAACGGCAATCTGGTTGACAGTGGATTGACGCCGGCGGCTATTCAAGCGTGTTGCACGCAAGCTGCCAACGCCGCTTCTGACTCGCTACTCAAATCAGATATCGTCGACACGTCCCTCTCGGCGACTAAATTGTATTCGTCTCTGAAAATTGACGACACGTTCCAGAAGAAAGCTATCGCTCCTGCCAATGCTATCGTCGTCGTCGACGCTAAAGGCGATCTCGTCGACAGCGGGTTCACTCCACAATTTCTTCAAAATTGTTGCGCTCAAGCCGCTACCGGTTCAGCCAATGGACTCATGAAATCAGATATCGTCGACACGTCCACGGCCACCGACAAATTGTATTCGTCCAGCAAAATCGATGCCACGTATACCAAAAAGACGACAGCGCCAGCCAACTCGCTACTCATGCCCGACGCCAACGGTAATCTGGTCGACAGCGGTCTCACGCCTTTGGCTATTACCACGTGTTGCACGGCCGCTATAACAGCCGCCAATGAATCGTTGAAAATTGTCGATATCGTCGACACGTCTACGGCTACCGATAAACTTTATAGTTCTTCGAAAATTGACATGACGTATCAAAAGAAAACCACCGCTCCAGCCAATGCTTTACTCATGCCCGACGCCAACGGTAATTTGGTGGACAGTGGACTGACGCCTAGTGCCATACAAGCGTGTTGCACGCAAGCCGTTGGCGCTGCTACCAATTCCTTATTGAAAACAGATATTGTCGACACATCGACATCTACCGATAAACTTTACAGTTCTTCCAAAATCGACATGACGTATCAAAAGAAAACGACAGCACCAGCCAATTCGCTTCTCATGCCCGATGCCAACGGCAATCTAGTGGACAGTGGCCTAACTCCTACCGCCATCCAAGCGTGCTGCACGCAAGCTGTTAATGCTGCTACCAATTCCTTATTGAAAACCGATATTGTCGACACGTCGACATCTACCGATAAACTCTACAGTTCTTCTAAAATAGATGCTACGTTTACCAAAAAGACGACGGCGCCAGCCAATGTGTTACTCATGCCAGATGCCAATGGTAATCTGGTCGACAGCGGCATTACGCCGGCTTTCATCAGTGCTTGTTGCCAAGAAACGGCTGACGCTAAAATTGGCGTTTCCAATGCTTTGATGAAAAGCGATATCGTCGACACTTCCACTTCGGCTACTAAACTCTATTCGTCAAGTAAAATCGATGCCACCTATCAAAAGAAAACGACCGCTCCAGCCAATTCGTTGCTCATGCCCGACGTCAATGGAAATTTAGTCGACAGTGGCCTCACTCCTACAGCCATCCAAGCGTGCTGCACGCAAGCTGTCGGTGCCGCCACCAATTCCTTACTGAAAACCGATATTGTTGATACATCGACATCTACTGACAAACTTTACAGTTCGTCCAAAATCGATGCTACGTATAGCAAAAAAACGACAGCGCCGGCCAACTCGCTTTTGATGCCTGACGCCAGCGGCAACCTAGTGGACAGCGGATTGACACCAGCCGGTATTCAAGCGTGTTGCACGCAAGCTGTCAATGCCGCCACCAATTCCTTATTGAAAACCGATATTATTGACACGTCGACATCTACCGATAAACTCTACAGTTCATCCAAAATCGATGCGACGTATCAAAAGAAAACCACGGCGCCGGCCAATACGTTACTCATGCCCGACTCTAACGGTAACTTGGTCGACAGCGGCATCACTCCGGCTTTCATTAGCGCCTGCTGCCAACAAACCACCAACGCTACTACCGCTGTGGCCAACGCTTTATTGAAAAGTGATATCGTCGACACGTCCACTTCGGCTACCAAACTTTATAGTTCTTCTAAAATCGATGCCACGTATCAAAAGAAAACCACGGCGCCAGCCAACGCAATCTTGGTTCCCGATGCCAACGGCAACCTAGTCGACAGTGGACTGACACCGACAGCCATCCAAGCGTGCTGCACGCAAGCTGTCAGTGCCGCCACCAATTCCCTACTTAAAACCGATATTGTCGACACGTCCACGGCCACTGACAAACTCTACAGTTCGGCTAAAATCGATGCGACGTATACCAAAAAGACGACAGCGCCAGCCAACTCGCTGCTCATGCCCGACGCCAACGGTAACCTAGTGGACAGTGGACTGACACCGACAGCCATCCAAGCTTGTTGCACGCAGGCAGTCAGTGCCTCTACCAATTCCTTATTGAAAACCGACATTGTCGATACGTCCACATCGACTACCAAACTTTATTCGTCGAGTAAAATCGATGCTACTTATGCCAAAAAGACGACCGCGCCAGCCAACTCGCTTTTGATGCCTGACGCCAGCGGCAATCTAGTGGACAGCGGGCTGACACCAGCCGGTATTCAAGCGTGTTGCACGCAAGCTGCCAGTGCTGCCGCTAATTCGCTTTTGAAAACAGATATCATCGACACGTCCACTTCCACGACGAAACTCTATTCGTCAAGCAAAATCGATGCCACGTATCAAAAGAAAACGACAGCTCCGGCTAATGCTTTGCTCATGCCCGATGCCAATGGTAATTTAGTCGACAGCGGCATCACGCCGGCATTCATTAGCGCCTGCTGCCAACAAACCAGCAACGCCACTACAGCTGTAGCCAATGCCTTATTAAAAAGTGATATCGTCGACACGACAACGTCCACTAGCAAACTTTATAGTTCTTCCAAAATCGATGCCACCTTTCAAAAAAAGACGACAGCGCCGGCCAACGCAATCTTGGTTCCCGATGCCAGCGGCAACCTAGTGGACAGCGGATTGACACCAGCCGGTATTCAAGCGTGTTGCACGCAAGCTGCCAGTGCTGCCACCAATTCCTTATTGAAAACCGATATTGTCGACACGTCCATTTCGGCTACTAAATTGTACAGTTCATCCAAAATCGATGCCACGTATCAAAAGAAAACGACAGCACCGGTCAATGCTTTGCTGATGCCCGACGCTAGCGGTAATTTAGTCGACAGCGGACTGACACCCACAGCCATCCAAGCGTGCTGCACGCAAGCTGTCAGTGCCGCCACCAATTCCCTATTGAAAACCGATATTGTCGACACGTCCACATCAGCGACGAAACTCTATTCGTCGAGCAAAATCGATGCCACCTATCAAAAGAAAACTACCGCGCCAGCCAATGCTTTGCTCATGCCTGACGCTAGCGGCAACCTAGTGGACAGCGGCTTAACACCGACGTTCATCAACGCGTGTTGCACACAAGCTTCCAACGCGTTGACGGCCAGCACAAACGCTCTAGTGAAAACGGATATCGTCGACACTTCGACATCGGCTACTAAATTGTACAGTTCAACCAAAATCGATGCCACCTATCAAAAGAAAACGACAGCTCCTGCTAATTCTATTCTCATGCCGGACGCTAGCGGAAATTTAGTCGACAGTGGCTTGACGAAAACATCTATCGAAGCGTGCTGCACGCAAGCCGCTAATGCCGCTACCAATTCCCTATTGAAAACCGATATCGTCGACACTTCGACATCGGCTACCAAACTCTATTCGTCGAGCAAAATCGATGCCACCTATCAAAAGAAAACCACCGCGCCAGCCAATGCTTTGCTCATGCCTGACGCCAACGGCAACCTAGTGGACAGCGGCTTGACACCGACGTTCATCAACGCGTGTTGCACGCAAGCTTCCAACGCTCTAGCTACAAGCAATAACTCTTTACTAAAAACCGATATTGTCGACACGTCCACATCCGCTACGAAACTGTATTCGTCTAGCAAAATAGATGCCACGTATCAAAAGAAAACTACGGCTCCCGCTAATGCTATTCTAACGCCAGACGCTAGCGGTAATCTAGTAGATAGTGGTTTGACGAAAACATCTATAGAGGCGTGTTGCGCTCAGGCCGCCAATGCCGCCACCAACTCTTTGTTGAAAACGGATATCGTCGACACGTCCACGTCAGCCACGAAATTGTATTCGTCCAGCAAGATCGATGCCACTTTCCAGAAAAAGACGACGGCTCCGGCCAAAGCTCTGCTGATGCCCGATGCTAGCGGTAATTTAGTCGACAGCGGTTTGACTCCCACGTTTATCAACGCGTGCTGCACGCAAGCTTCCAACGCTCTCGCTGCTAGCAATAATTCGTTGTTGAAAACGGATATCGTCGACACGTCCACTTCTGCCACGAAATTGTATTCGTCCAGCAAAATCGATGCGACCTATCAGAAAAAGACGACGGCGCCGGCTAACGCTCTGCTGATGCCCGATGCTAGCGGTAATTTAGTCGACAGCGGCTTGACTCCCACATTTATCAACGCGTGCTGCACGCAAGCTTCCAATGCTCTCGCCGCCACCAACAACGTCCTCTTGAAATCCGATATTAAAGATTCCGGCTTATTGGGTGCTCCGTCTACCACTTCATTGTGGTCATCTAGTAAAATAGATTCGACTTTTCAAAAGAAATCGACGGCTCCGGCTAATACGTTGTTGATGTTGGATGCTAATGGTAATTTAGTGGGTGCCGGTTTCACTTCCGCTCAGCTTGAAACGTGCTGTTCGACTTCCAATCAAAGCGCGACTTCAACCAGTTTGTTGTATCTCCAGTACACCAACGTGTTTGCTTATTTTAATGCTGTAGCCAATACGTGGACTTTGGCGTCGTACTTTACCAAACGTTACGACACTACCGGCGGCTGGTATGCTAGTGGAAAATTTCAACCTAAAAAAGCCGGCGTGTGGTCGATTCGCGCGACTGCTTGGGCTCCTCGAACATTGGGCGGTAATCGTATTCATTTTTGTTTGGCTCAAAATGCGGCCATGAATCCCTTGTGGCAAGACGTCAATTCGTGGAATAATTCCACGCAAAGTAATTTGACAACATTTACGGCTAAAGTCGACGCTATTTTTGTTTTGAATGGATCCACCGATTACGTGTCGGCGTATTTTATGACCAATTCGTTGCCGCAGGATTTCGACGTTTTGGAAAATTGCAACATGTTTCAAGCCTACTATTTAGGTGGCGCTTAGATTCAAATCACTTTCTGAGAGATTCGAATCTTTATTCTATCGAAGGAAACGACGTCAATTCACTCGTGGTCAAACTTGTACTACTACTGCTACTGCCATTATTTCTGACTCGTTGAATGATTGTTCCCAGTAATCCGCCGATAATCATAGTGATTCCTACGTAGAGCAACCATTGGTATCTATCGGTAGTTTTAACAGCGGTAACGTCAACGGCGGCCAATTGAACGACTCCTTGCGGGTAAAACTGAAATTTACATCCGTCGCCGCTCTTGTAGAAAGTGATTTCGGGCACTTGTTTGGCGACGGTGCCACCCGTTTCCGTCAGACGAGCGTCGACGACGCGACACGATGACGATTTCAGGCACGCATCCATGGCTTGCCGAACGATAGTCGTCCTTGGAACGCTACCGTCCACATTACCGGTACAGGTGTCTCTGAACGGTCGCGTGTAATTGGACGATTTCATGTACGTTTTTCCTAGGGTAAAGTACAAGGCAAAAAACACGCCTCCGATGGCGATCATGAGAGGAAAAACGAAACGCAAAGCGTTGGACGTGACTCGCGCCGCGACCAGCACGGGCACGAGCACGAAAGCCAAAACGGCCGCCGCTAACCAGGCCAAATTGAAACCTTCCAATTTCGATTCGGCTTCCTGATTCAATCGTTGTTGCACGTCGTCGATGGCTTTCACGCCGAGCACGCTTTTCAGCGCGCACTTGTCGAATATTTCGCTCATCTGACTCAGAACGTTGTTGGTAATGTTGACGCTACCTTTGACGTTCTTGATGGTGATGCTTTGCACGTTGTTGGCGTTCAACACGCACGATTGACGGATAGCGTTGTTGATGGTCGTTTGGCTTTTCACGATAGATTCTGCCGTATTCTTGGCATCGTCAAAAGTAAAAAAATTCAATCCGCTCACCAACGATTTCGCCAATTGATCGAGTTGCACGCCGATTCTTTTTTGCGAATCGACATTACTGATGCTGTCCATCAATACCGTCATGTTGACTTTGGCCGTTTGCGTGATGGTGTTGCCGCTAATGTTGACATCGCCACCGCTACCGTCGACGCTGATGATTTGCGTGTTACTCGTACTAATGGTGCTCGTCTGTACCGTTTCAGCGGCTATTTTCGAATAGATATCTACGACTGCTTTAGCTACGTTAGTCGATTTAGCATTTCCCATTTATTATGCTTCTTTTACAACAAGGAAAATATTTTTTCTAATGTCAATGGATTCAAGAAATTTTCATAGTGATCCATGCACGTTTTCCAATTGTTCGGTCCGCATCCGGTGGCTTTGAATTGATCCGTCTTGTCCTGGCGCACGCGGTAACCGTACCACGCTCCGACTTTATCGGTTGACGCCGCGTCTTGATTGGCATCTTCCTTCCAGTGGCACTCGACGACGCAATCCGTTTCCTCGCCACGATACTCGCTGCACGGTGTGAATTCGACCAGAAAATAATTGGCGTCTGTATCGGGAGGCGTGTCGTTCAATTCGTCGTACTGCGCTCGAGCAATGAGGCACCAACATTTGCCGTCTTTGATGTAGAAATCGACCGTGTCGTTGGACTTTTTGTATTTGTACACGGGACTTTTGCCGTGAACTCGCGTTAAAATGAAGCCCTCATCGACGCTATCGTAATGATCTCGAATGTAATTGAACGGGTACGACGTAAAGACGCAATTGTTGAGAAATAGGATCTTGTTGTCGACCAATTTTTTCAGGGAATCGTGTCGTTTCGTGTAATCCACTCGAAAACTGTTGGTCTCAAACAGATAAATAACGTCGTCTTTGTTTTCGTCGCCTTTGATGTATTCGCCGTAGGCCACGAATTCCATGTGAGGAAACGTCGGCACTTGGCACACTCTCTTTTCGTTGATGTCGTACGCGTATCCGTCTCCGTTGATGGCCACCAGTTCTCCATCACGTTTCTTGGTCACGCCGTACAAACCGTGAATGGTCGGTACCGTAGCGGCAGTCAATGAGAAGGGTTTCTTGAAGAAGCGAAACAACATTGTGTGCAGTGTGTTCAGAGGATACTGTTAAACTTCCAACCTAGCGATTTAAAGATAGTTTTGCAAATTTTATCTGTCAATAGTTTTCTTTCATTGGATTTTATCAACATGAAATGATCAGCGTGAACGTTGATATTGTGATGCTTTAGTAGTAAAAATAAGATGTATTGTGTATTAAAATTTTTCTTATTCAATTCCTTGAAATTCTTCAACTCCATATTGATGATGTCAAATTCTTGCAAGAGCTGCTCTTCAATGAAGGAAATGTCGCACGGAGGTTGACCCGTAATCAAATGGTGAATCAACACGTAGTCGTCATAGTACTTACTGTAGCCTAAATTTTTCATAATCATACACACGTGACTGAGACTGATGGTCGTCAACCGATAGTCGCTCAAATGGTTACTAATATTTTCTAAAATAGTTGGAGGTATAGTGTTCTTTTGTTTACCCTGAAAACGTATCATGCAGTCGCGAAAATGTTGGTTTCGATCGTAAATGTATTTGGGATTGACGCGCGTCGTGTCCGTATTGCTCGACTGTATAAAGTAGACTTTCTCCGATTTGCACGTGTAGCAAATGTTGACTGTTTCGTCGAAAAAGTAGCCGAGAGTCGAACCGCAATACTGGCACGTGTTCGGATCGTCTTTTTGCTGATCGACCACTTTGACGTTGTAGTAGTACTTTTTGTAGCAATCAAAAATTTCCCAAAAATTTTTCACCACGTACGTTTTACGCGCGTGATGCTGCTGCTTGGTGCCGTCCTCTTTCTGGAAGAACGTGTTCACCGTCGGCATTTGCATCAGCTGCACGTACTCTTTGAGAATCGAACGAATTTCTACGAAATAGAAACGAATAAAATTAATATTTTTAATGGTGGTACGAATCTCGTCCAGATCGTCAATCAAGTGACTGCGAACGCGTTCCGAGAGCCACGGTTGCGACAGGTAGTCGCACACTTGTTGTTCGCGAGTCGTCAACCCTTCTAGCTGACTAATTTCCTCCTTAAAATGTGTTTCTATTTGTTTGTGAAATTCCAAGATATTATCCATCTTTACATCTAAACTAGGAATTTTTAATCAACAAAAATCTATTCTGGCGTTATAATAAATATATTATCAAAAAATGGCGCAATCGAATATCACTTCAGGATTTATTGATATTGCAACATTGGATGAGATCGAAAAGTACATGTACTCGGGACCCGATGCCATCGTTTACTTTGTCCGCTCCACCTTGAAATCGACTTGGTTCACTCAGATTCCCGTATTGTTGTCGCGCAACAACGGCAATGCCGGTTTCGGGCAAGAGTGGAGTGTCAGCGTCAGTCGCGCCGGTGACTACCTCATTCACGTGTGGCTTCGCGTCGTCGTTCCCGCCGTCACTCTCAAAATTACCAATAGCTTTGCCGCCAACGGTCGCCTTCGTTGGACCAAAAATTTCATGCACAATCTCATTCGAGAGACGAGCATTTCTTTCAACGATTTGTTTGCTCACACCATCCACAATTATCATTTGGATGCCTATTCTCAGTTCACTGTCGAAGCTAGTAAACGCGCCGCTTACGATCAAATGATTGGCAACATTGGCGACATGATCGATCCTCACGGTCCAGGAGACACTATTCCTAGTCAAACGCTCAATCTCGTTTTACCCTTCTTTTTCACTCGCGATGTTGGCGTCTCTCTACCCACCGCTGCCATCCCTTACAACGAGATGCACATTAATTTCCAGTTCCGCGACTGGAAAGAATTGCTCATTTTGGACAATGCAGCCGCCGCCGGAGCTCAAGTCAACGTGCCTGTTGTCGGTGTCGATATCGATGCCGCTCCCGTCTTGGAAAGCGTTCAAGTATGGGCCAACTACGCCATCGTCAGCAACAAGGAACGTATTCTGATGGGTAAATCTCAACGTACCATTTTGATTGAACAAGTTCAAATCGCTCCTCGTCAATCGTTCAATCCCAAAGCCAATCCAGTTCCTAGCTACGACGTTCGTTTCAATCACGCCGTCAAAGCCCTCTTTTTCCAGGTTCGCAATTCCACATTTGCCAATCAGTGGTCCAATTACACGACTGCCTCTCCCGTCGTCACTCCAACTACTACAGCTATCGATTACGAAAGCCGCTACGCTCGCGATCCCATCAAGCACACGACGCTCATCTACGAGAATTCCAATCGTTTTTCCAACATGGGTAGCGATTATTTCAGTCTAGTCAATCCCTACTATCACGCTCCAGCTTGTCCCACCGACACTGGCTACCATTTGTATTCGTATTCGTTGAAATTCAACGATCTCGATCCCATGGGCAGTACCAATTACGGTAAATTGTCCAACGTCAGCTTGGTGCCAGCTGCTAGCGATGACGCCATCATAGCCAGTAACGGCACAGGCCCCGTCTTGTCGGGCACCAATTTCGGTCAGACGTTCGAATTTATAGTCACCGTCATCGTCAACAATATTATCCGCATTGCCGGCGGTACAATGGGTTTCCCTGTTTTGTAAATTGAGAGTTTAAAAAGTGAGCTTGTACTAAGAAATTATTATATTATTATAATGAGTCTAAGATTGAAAAAAGAAAGATGGCAACCGGACCCGTTTGTGCCGCCTTTGACGTTGGAAGAAACGCGAGCCGCTTGCGCCGCATTGCACATTGTCGACTACCCGCAGGTGGAACGCGCCGTTCAAGATCCACCCATCGAAGGTCAAAAGTATGCTCTTTTTAGTTTTTTCCCAGCCGCTCCCGGCGGCATCAACAAGTACAACGTGTTGGCTTTCGCCAAAATTAGAGGCGTCTACGCCACCGAAGAAGAAGCGGCTACGGCTGCCAGAAAAATCATCAGAAAAACAGACAGTTGCAACAAGATTCACACCGTCGTCGTCGGTCGTCCTTTCCCCATCTGTGAAGCCATCATGGGTAAAGTCGTCGATAAGGTTGTTCTCGATGACGACTATCAACAGGCCGAAAAAGAGATGCGAAAACGCGCCGAGGCCAGCGAACAGGACACGACTCGAGAACTTCAAGATCGAACCAAAGCGCTACTGGACGACGTTGACGAAACCAAAGCCAAAGATCCCGTTGAAACGTACATTGTCAAACGCAACAAAATGGCCACCATCGCCGCTCTGTACACTCAACACTTGGAGCAAATCGAAAAATTTAAAACGATCATGATTAAAACTCATGGTGAAATTATCGAGTTGGAAACGCCTGAAATTCTCGCTTGCTACCAACAAGTTTACGACGCCAAATGTCAAGAATCAGGCATTGTCCCCGACGCCGTTATACAATCCTATTTTAAAACGATACCATCCTTTGATTTTTTAAATAATAAATGTTAGAAAGAAGTCAAATCATCGCCATAATAATAATTATGATTGTGACTCCTTGGCTCATGTGGATGACGATCCCTTTTGGTAGAGATGGCGGCAGTAGTCCGTCTCCAGGTGGTGGTGGTGGTGGCGGCGGAAGTCCTACTCCCGGTGGTGGTGGTGGTGGTGGCGGGGGTACCACTCCTCCGAAACCGGGTCCGACCCCGAACGGCGCGTTCCCCACGTCGCAAGAAATCATGTTTAAATCCAAAGAGGAATGTCAGACGAAAGGCGGTGTCTTGAACTGGGTCGGCGATTCGGTTTTGTTGACGTGCAACAATATCGTCCGTTTTGGACAGCCCGAATCGCCCATTTTCAATGAATTGGATCAAGTCAAAGCGGCTATCGCTTCGGGCGCTTTGAAACCGGCTACGGAAAAAGATCGATTGGTCGAATACTTTAAACTCGTCTATCCCAATTCACCGGCGACATCGTGGTCGTCGATGAGCGAAGCCGATCTCGTCGGTCGCTACCAAAAATTGGAAATCTACTACAAAATGCCTCCGGAAATTCAACCAGCCACGCCCATTACACCTCGTCGCGATGTGACGAATCAGTTTTTCCGCGTACCCAACGGCGTGACTCTCGATCAAGACGCCAATGTTTTGGGTCAAGTTGGACCCTATTTGGAAGTCATTCGTTTCGGACCCATGTACTCGTTTTTCGCCGACCCGACTCTTTTTGTCGGCACCTATTACTATCCCGTTCGCGGTTCGGGACTCTACTTGCCGTTGGGTAAAACCTTGGTGGCCTACAACAAAGTGCACGCCATGAAACTGTTGGGTGCCGCCAACGACCAAATCGTTTTGTACGGCGGTCGTGATTTCCAGTCGTTTTTGCGTCGCGATTCGGAATCGGCTGAATTTACAGCCGATGCTTTTGTCAGCGTGTGCGCCGTCAACAAACGAGCGACCAGCAACAATCCCGGTTGCGATAAAATCTTCAACTATTTTGCCAACACTATTCGCTACAAAGCCAAAGCTCTCGATCGACTCGTCGGCGAAATGGCCGCCGGTAAATCTCTGAGGTACGACACTCGAGCCGTCAACGGTGTCACTAAAAAGACGTTGGTCTACTACGGTTGCGGCGACACGGGCGATAAATTTCTGGCTCAATTGGCTCGCAATCGCGGCTACAATACGTTGCAATTTTTGCGCGAAGCTCAAATGGAATTGGACGGAGACGCCATCGTCGGCTATGAACTGTTGCATCTCGTCGAAAATGCCTACAGTCAAACGGCCCTCATGCGACTCGATCCCATGCGTATGCCATTGTACATGCCCGAGGGAACGACTCCGGCCATTCCACCAAACTATCTATTGACTAAAGATGTTATGAGCGTCGACGTGAAGGCCGTCATCAATTCAGAATTTAAACCGTTTAATCAAAAAGTCTTTGACATTGATCTCATTGTACAAGAACGAAATTCGAGAGCTCCAGCACCTCCGCCAAATCCAAATCCAGCACCTCCGCCAAATCCAAATCCAGCACCTCCGCCAAATCCAAATCCAGCTCCAGCTCCAGCTCCAGCTCCAAATCCAGCTCCAGTAGTCGTGGGCGCTTCTTGGGGTCGTCGTTATTAAAAAATTTCAAAAATATATAATGTGTTTTTGAAATTTAATCCGAAGAGTCTTCCGTATCCGAAGCCAAAACGCTAGTGATTTTACTAAACATCAGAGGAATGTCTCGCATGCCGTCGTCGGTCACGGTTGTCGACGACGTCGTGATGGTGGTCGAGGCGGCGGTCGTCGATCGTTGCTCTTTCAATTTCTTTTGGTGTTTGCTGCATTTCGTCGTGTTTCCGGAATTCTTTTGACCGCACTGTTGCCCGATACGTTGACCTTTGGTGAACGTGTGAGTGCACTTGTTGTCGTCGTTGACTAAAGTCGCTACAGTATCAGGGTCACTGCCATTCCACAACGTTCGCAGTTCCAATTCGTTCAGAGAATACCTGACAGATATTCTATCTATAAATGCGTCCACTGTATTTTGTTGTGCTTTAACCAAGTCATTGAGTAGTTCTAAAATGGTACTGACTAAATTTTCCGACATGGTGAACGTTTGATGCAACTTTCAAAACACGAGCGTTCGTCACCGTTTCAATTCCACGACTACTTGGCATTGTCAGCAACACAGCTTAAATAACCCACAATGGGTTTCTTTTTAGTTCCATGCGCTGGGCATCGTTTCAATGTCGAGACTGATTTACCTTTTTTTATTTCAGGTAAATGTAGAATAAATTATGAACAATTATCTGACGTATTCTCAGCTTCAGGGAAATCAACCTCTGAACAATAAAAGTATGGATAAAACCTCTCATTACGAAAAAGAAAAACCACCTCGTGACTACCCGCACGCTCACGGTCAACCGTTGACGCAAATGCCCCAGTTTTCCGATGTTCTCGCCCACTCACCGGCCAGACAATCGCATTCCATCATGGCGAAAGAAGTAGTTCCTCTGCATCCCGCTCATCCTGCAGCGCAACCCGTCAAACACACGGCCGTCGATAAAATCGTGCGGCAACATCGCAGCGACAACGACCACGGCGGCGAAGATTGTCCCATTTTCAGTCTCTACAAAACCGATTTGCAATTCAACAAGTACATTGCCGCCACGGTCGCTGCTGCTGCTCATCAAAATGTCTTTCCCGTCGAATTCGATTGGCGTCATCACGTGTCTCTTCCCGTCGCCCGTCATCAGGGAACGTGTGCCAACAATTTCGCCGTCACCGTCGTCTCGACTCTGCAAGATCGACGCATCGTTCACGGCGAACCCGCGTTCGACTACACACCTTGCATGAAATGTCACTCGGCCGAAGGTAATGCCGCGCAACTTGTCAGTCAATTGTCGTCGTCGACCACGCCGCGTTGCTCGTGTCTCTCTAAAATTCAAGCCACCGTCGACAATGTGCGCTGGCTGACGGACATTGACGCCATCAAACAAGCGATCGTCACTCAAGGACCCGTCATAGCCGGTATGTTGGTCTACTCCAATTTCTTGTCGGGTCATTTCGGTGAACACGGCATCTATCTCGATCGTGTCGTCACTCATCATCCGCACACCAAATTCGCGTCTCCCGCGTCTCTCGTCGGCGCCATCACGGTCGTCATCGTCGGTTGGGGTGTCGCCGCCGACGTGCAAACCAGTTCTTTCACCTACGAATCGGTTCCCTACTGGATTTGTCGCAACACTTGGGGCCCGCAATGGGGACCGAACGATGGCTACTTTAAAATCGCGACGCATCGTCACAATAAACATGTGCAACTCGAACGACCCTTTCATTACAAGCAAGCCCAGTGCGGTGGAGTGATCACGTTCGATTTACGTCCCCTAGCCAAAGAGTCGGCTTGGTCCACTTACGGCATTCCTATAGCTGTCGCCGTCCTACTTGTCGTAATGCTTTACGGAGTTAAATTGAAACTTAAAAGCGTGCGCAGAAGGTAAAAACGAAAACGAAATGTTTTGTCTATTTGAAAATTATTTATCGTCAAAAGATCGAGACGTTCAACCAGTCGACCATGTCGACGTTGAATGTCAGCACGTCTACTTTGAAAATAATGACGGGACATTTTGCAATCGTTGTCGTCAACAAATGACGTGTCAAAACACCAACCAGGACCAAATTCAACAAAAGGCCAACATTGGCATTCGTAAAGAAATGGAATTTTTAAATCTCAGTCCGGAAATTGTCGAAATGACCAACAAGTACTTTATCATGGCCTGTAATCAACGTATTCATCGCGGAAACTACCGAAAAGCCATCATTTGCGCGTCGCTCTTTCACGTCTTGATGCTGAAAAAATGTCCTCAAAGTTACGACACGGTCATCAGGTGGTTTGGCTTGACCAATCATTTCGCCAATAAAGGCTTCAATTTAGTCAAACTAAAAATACCCGAATTGTGCTACCTGCGCGAGTCGTACTCGGACACGGCCGACATGATTTTCAAACACATCGGTCTCGAAAGGGACGAGACCTTTTTGAAATTCATCAATCGTCCCGATATTATGGCTTTTATTCGTACGAAAATCAATCGACGCATGTACATGATTGTCGCCGCTTTTGTTTTCATTTACATTCGCCGGCAATACAATCCCTCTATTGTTCTCGTGGATTTCTGTACCAAATTGGAATTGTCACCCACCGTTGTCGAACGCATTCTGAAATCTATTCCCCAAGAAATACATTTCTAAAAAAGTGTGAAAATTTTTTAGAAATATTTGATTTCATCTACATAAAGCTATTTGAGAGAGACTGCGCGCGCTCATCATGTCTCAAGCCAGGTACGATCAATGTGAACGCTTGTTGCGCACAGACGTTCACAAATTTGCTCTCGCTCTCATGGTGGACTACTCGTTTCAAAATACCATCGACTGGCCGAATCTTTTTAAACAGCTACCGCTTCACATCTCGTTCCCCGTGCACGTGCCCGAAAGCTTTAAATTGAAACTCGTCGAATCGCTGGTTGATTGGAAAAAAATGAGCCGCGAACCCGAACTCGCCACCGATATCATCGATATTTACGGTCACCGGTTGGACTGGTCGCTCATTTTACAGCATCGTTGCATCCCTCTACCCGCCGCCATCGTCGCCAAATATCAATCTAAATTCGATCGAGCCATTTGTCAGCTGTTGAACGATATTATTTAGAGATTTCCTACCACATCTTGACTCTCTTCAATCACGTATCCATATTTCTCTTTCAAAAGATCTGGATTCGTTTCTTTGACGGCCTTCCATCTTTTGCCTAGCTCTCGTCTGACGTCGGACGCGTTCATGTCGGGATGATCCTTTTTGATGGCGCGTCGTTCGTCGGTACAAAACAAATTATAAATACTCGGTCGGGCGTTCTTTTTCGGTCGCACTTTACTCTCCAAATACTTGTTGTAGCGCTCCCTGTCGACCATAGCCTTGTCGATAAACGGTTGTTTCTCCTGGTCGCTCAAATTGCGCCACGACTCTCCGAAAAGAATCATGACCTTGTTGGGTTTGATGCCGGGATTGGTTTCCAAAATCTCGCGACGTTTCGACTCGCAAAAAAAGAGGTAAGCGCTAATGTTTCGCTGAGGTCCCTGGACGACTTCTCTCTGTTTCAAGCCCAACATCAATCCCACGCGTTTCTGAGTCTCGCCGCTGTGCCATTTCTCGATCAGGTCCACGTTGCCAAACAAAAAGTCGTCCGACATGAATTGATTGATAGCATTAAGGATGGATAATTTGGATTTCGAAATCATGGTAATGGTTTTCTTAATGATGGACTACTTTTAACTAAATTAAACTGTGAGGAGAGAATAAAAAATCATGTTGACACCGGCTATTTGTCAAGATTTGGTAATGAAAACGAGTGACGCGTGCGGGTGCGGTCCCTTGGACGGCTGTCAACATCCGCGACACCAGCGACCCTACAAAATGCACGAATGGATGACGCGCGTACAGGCCATGAACAATTTGACCAACAAGCAGGGACGAGTGTACACGGCTACTGTCCGTCACGACGACGTCGATCATCGCGTCGTTCTCAAGCATTTCAACAAGCCGGCACTGTTTGATCACGCCCGACGCGAGTACGTGGCCGGACAGCACCTCAACGCTCTCAACGTGCCCATGTTTGTCGAAACGTACGCCTCGTTTCATCGCAATTCAGGACCCTACAACTTGACGCGTTTCGTCGACGGTGAAACCTTCAAATCGGCCATGTCGAAAATGTCGCGTCAAAAATTCATCACGCTCACCATGCAAATGTGCGTCGCGCTTGAAATGGCTCAATCGGCCTTCCGTTTCGGGCACTACGATTTACATTTGGAAAACGTCTTGATTCATTTTTCTAGTAAAAAAACGCAAATTCTTTTCGATCAATATCACGTGTCTTTTTCCAATTGTTTCAATCCCGTCATTATCGATTTTGGCATGTCGTGCGGCAGCGATAGCGTCACCGGTGAAACGTGGGGCATGCGACAGCTCGAAAAGAAAGGCATCTACGAACATTTGCGTCCCGGCTACGACATGTTTGTCTTTTTTCTCTACTGTCACCAAGAGCCGGGTAAATTCGCCTTCTTTGACATTGTCGTCAAGGTGCTGGAGAGTTTTTACAAACACGACGTCGATCAGCCGCGTCAGTATTTGCAAACGTTGCGACGCGGAGCCGACAGTAAAACACCCAAACAGCTCTTTGAATTTCTCGTCCAATTCTCGACGCACGTCATAGTCAAACCTCGACGCGTCTACACGCTAGGCGCCATCCAACCTCCGCCACCAGATGCCGTCATTGACACGTACGTCGACAGCGTCTTTTATCAGCAGTTACCGTCGGCAGAGTTGACACCTCAATCGGACGCCATGGCTTTTCGCTCGAGTAAATCCGTGGAATTCAAAATCAACATGTATTACAAGATTTGCCAAACGTCGCTGACGTCGTCCTACGAAAAATGGATCAAGATATTTGAGCGCGAAGTCAAGAAATACTGGAAAGAAAAAGACGCTCAAGAAGCTCGAAAAAGAATTAAATGGCAATTACCTGTTTCAGAAATTGCCAATGCGTCTTGAACGTGGACTATAAGGACACGGCCGATTTCTACGAAGATGACGACAAACCCAAACAGTGTGCCGGCGTTTGCGTCGTCAGTCGTCGCGGTATTTTAATCAATCAATCGTACAATCTCTACTGGGGTATTCCGAAAGGCATCGTCAACGAAAGCGAATCGTTGCGCGAGTGCGCCGTTCGTGAACTTTTCGAAGAGACCAACCTCAAGTTGGATAAGAGTCAACTGACGCGCAACATGTTCAAATTCAAGTACAAAAACATTAGCCGTCAAGTGTGCGTGTTTTTCGCTCACGTTGACGCCGTTGACGTTTTACCTAGGATAAATACGGGAAACGATGCCGAATCTACCGGCTGCGGTTTCATTCATCCCAAATGTCTCCTCGAATTATTTTATTCTGGAAAAATTAAGATTAATTATTTCACTAGGGTTCTCATTAATAAAATCTTTTTATGACATGAGAAAAAAGCCGACATCCTGGTGGCGAAACATTGGCAAAGGTCGTTTGTTTCTCATTGCCTTTGTCACGCTGTGCGTGTACGCCATTTTCAGACGTGCCCGCGGCGTTCGCGGCACTAGCGACCCCCATTTGCTCGGCAGCGATTGGCGCCAACGTTTTCCTCACGCTTTCAGACCAGTAGACACGTCCATTAGTACTTCAACCGCGCCGGCCGACAGTCGCGGTGAATTGGCTTGCCGACGTCACTTGGAGGAGCGCTTCAATCGACCCTTTCCCAAAAAGCGTCCCACTTTTTTGCGCAATCCCGTCACTAAAGTCGATCTCGAATTGGACTGCTACAACGCTGAGCTGGCTCTCGCCGTAGAATATCAAGGTAAACAGCATTACCACTACGTGCCTCATTTTCACTCGTCGCGTGACGCTTTTCTCAATCAAAAGTATAGGGATCAAATTAAAAGAGATTTGTGTTTGAAAAACAATATTGTTTTGATTGAAGTTCCCTATACAGTCATTGATATTGAATCGTTTTTGGATTTGAAACTGAAAGAGCATGGATACATCTAAACCGTCACACGTCAGACAATTATTTCCAGTAGATTCTTTGCCTCTGACGCCTTCACCTTCGCCGCCGCGTCGAAAAATCGCCGTCGCCGTTCGTCGTCGCTTTCTTACCCCCCATCCCCCGGTTCCTCTGCATCAGCTCATGTCGGAAATGTCTCTCGTCGGATCATCGGAACGTAAACGCAAGCAAACGTCGCCTCGTAAATTCACCGTCGGTCCCAAACGCAAAGCGCCATCGTCGGGAGTGGACCGATCGCCGCCACTTTCAGAACCTGTACAAAAATCTAAGAAAAAATCTCAACGTCCAGATTTGGTTCATCCTCACCATCAGACTAAACTTTTGGTTCCATTTGTGGTCAAAGCCGGTGATCGATTGATTAAGAATCTTTTCCCTTCTCAGACCATCACTATGCAAAAGAACGAGTACGGACTGTACGTGTACGAGGGTTTCGTTTTGGATAAGAAATCCGTGGTTGGTAAATATCTGGGTGATGGTCAAGTTACGCCTTTGACTGACGAAGATTTTGAAAAGGCCAAAGAATTAAAAATTATAATATAAATGTCTCAGTTATATCAGTGTATTAAACAAGCCTCGATAAAATACATGGATGTCGACCCGAGAGAAATGCGAGCCTTCATTTTGAAATGTAACAAAACATTAGACATGCAATGTATCATGATGGAAATTGTGGACCATTTTGTCGACGAAACGGCGACCAAAGTCGGTGCCGTTCGTTGCGATGAAGACGACTACATCAACATGGTTCTCGACTTGGAAACGATTCCTTTTAAATTGATGGTCTTGTTTTACACTTTCCTGTCGTTTCACGCCAACAGTGTGGCCGTCGATCGACAGCGATTGGGACATTGAATAAAATTTCAAAGATGTTAAAATTTTTGAAATTTAACCGACAGCCACTGATGTGCCGCCGGCCACTGGTACTTCTACTGGTGCCGTGTTACACTTTTCCATGTGGCTAATAATGATGCTCTCGTCTAGACTTGTCGTCATTCCCACATTGCTAAAGTGTACGTTCTTATCGTTTTTCAGCATATTTTTCAGTTCTTTGCAAACGTTAATGTTCAAACAGTCGTTTTCGTAAATAGTCTTACACAACGAATATTTGGAGGCGAGTTTGGATTTGCGGCTGTTGACGTAGTTTGATTTGCCGCGGACAATTATATATTGATCGTCTTCGATTTTGACGAGTGAAATTTTTTCGTAACACGTTCGTTTCATGATCTTTTTGGAGATTTCCAATGGCTGGTGCTGAAATATGCAGCCGCCACTGTCGGCGATCGTGTCGAAATAGTTTTTCACGACGAGACAAAAATCGCGACACACGCGTTCGACGATCGTCTCGTTGATGCCACTCACAATAACTTTTCCCGATTGAAAAACGAGAAAAGTGATGTAATAGTCTTTGCGTTCATCTAGACCCAATTTTTTACTGCTGACGCAATCTTTGTAAGGCACGTGCTCTACAAAGCTGACTTCGTCAAAGAAGCTGACGTTACGGTGCATGACCTCGGTCGTTCCGACGTTGTACTTGCACGTGAACGTGCCGGATGTTTGTGAATTGAAGCACGTGTAGTTATTATAGTGAGGAGCTATCGTTTGGAAAAAAGTCATTAGACTGTCGGGTTCAATAGGACGATTAAGGTCAAGGACAAAATTACTCATAACTTCGTAAATATAAATTTCGCAAGTATCATTTTCGTACATTTTGGGATACAATAGTTTAAGTAAAGAGATAACATACTGAATGGCTTCGTAAGCGCACTGAAGGGTAATATTGCCTGTGAATTGAAAGGAACCGTTTTTACAAATTTTCATGGAAATTTGCTTGTTGAAACTGAGAAGGTAGAGGTCGCAAGTGAAGGCGTTTTTGAAACCCGTCCGCAATTGGATGATGCTGTTAACCTTTTTGTCGTTGAAGATGTATTTGGAAAACAATTCCATACATTCTACAATGTTCAATTTTATTTCTTTACCGCTGGCAAATCTAGTCTTTCCCACCATTGTTCTTGTGGTGCAAAAGAAGGAACCGTTGTCGTAAGATGAAGGCATCATGGTGGTATTGGTTACGGCGGAACACATATTAACTTAGACATAAAGAAAGAATGTGTAAGATATCAACTTGCTTTTAATCAGAGGATATTTTTTTTAAAATCGGTATAACTCTTGAGAACGATTTCGTACTCGGCTTGGGTGACGATGCCGTCGGTGAGCACGTTGTCGACGACGTGATCGAGATGCGACAGTGTCGCTTGCGATCTGGCGACTATACTGGCGTATCGCGTCTGTTTATTTTTGTTGCGTTCTTCGGCGAGATCGCAGCAACTCGTCACCGCTAGTCCGCCAATAGCCAAGGGTACGGTGACGCCTACTGAAATGGGGAAGATGACGGCCGTAGCCACTAGGGGAATGGCGCACACGTTGACGAGCGAACGTATCGATTCGTTAAAGTTAGCCCAGCCTTTTTGTCTGCCCAATTTCTTTTCGTATTTGGCGAAGGTGTCGCGTACATCTTTTCGAGTTTCTTCCACCTTTACTATGCGTTTTCTGTTCAATTCCGACAGGTCGTTGACGTATTCGAATGGAAAATTGTGACGAGGCGGCGCCGTGGCGATATCGACCGCGACTTCCTTCATTTATTATATGATATACACGCATACAGATACACACAAATTACTGAATTTTTTTATTTTGGCTTAATGGAGCAAACACCGTCTTGACAGAAAAAATCGGGTTGTAAGGCCGGATGTTTGTACAAGGGTTTTCGTTTTTTGTTCTTTTTCGCCTGTTGTGCGGCTAAAGGTTTTTCCACTGTGGTGGTCACAACTTCATCTTCATTGTCGTGGGTAAATTGTCGAATTTCCTCGTCAATGGCGTCGGCTTCGCGTTTCAAGGCGTCAGGTAGACCCGTGACGTCGCGTGTGTCCGGTAGACTACTCGACAACTCAGGTAGGTCGCGTTGTTCATCGTCGGCCACGGCATCGGCCAATTGTGAAACAATGTCCTCTGGTTCATTGACCTCTTCTACTACTGCCGGCAGTGGTTCTGGAAGCGGTGCTGTTACTGCCGGTGGATCGTCAAAAATTTCTGTAATTTTCGACGTCCGCGGCAGTGGCGACGTCCCGGCCAACGCTTCGGCTTGTCTGGACCACAAAGCCGCTAGTAATACTTCTGGAGGCACCATGGGCGGCGGCGGCGATGCTGGGCGAGGTGGAGTTGGTCGTGCAGCAGCTGCAGGCATGGGTTTTGGTGGTGTTGCCGGCATGGATACAAGCTTTGCCTGCGTTGGTGGTGGCGCTGGTTCATCATCATCATTTTCTTCTTCTATTTCGTCTAGCTGACGCATTTGCTGAGATAATTCGTAATCACTCGTATCGATAGTTTCCTTTAAAAAATCGTTCTTCTTTTTCAAAAGATTAGGTCCTATGAACGAAATGAGAGGCGTGATGGCTGTCGTGGCCAGATTCATGAGTTGCGACGTTTCTTCAGCTGGCGAAGGTTCCAATTCGATGCCCTCCATCAGCGATTTGACGAGTCGTTTTTGTTTCTCTAATTCTCGGCGGCACTGATCGTGTTTGCGCTTGAAATAGAAGAGAGCCAACGATAACGCGATGCACGCCAGGACCAGAATTTTGTTCATTTTTTATTATTAGAGAGTTAAGAGTTTGTCGTTTTACAATACAAAAAGATACGACGATGATGCACGTAGATCAGCAGCAACAACGTGTCCTTTTCGAAGCCGTGTCTCGAGCCAAGGGACTCTTTTACAAGAATCTCTTTGATTTACATTTACAAATTAGTCCTTTGTGCGACAAAAATCCTCGCATCCGGCAAACGTGTTTCAAAATTCGCAACAACGGTCTGCAAATCTATACCAATGTCCAACACCACATTCACGCCAATGCCAAAGTGACCAAAGAGGCTTTCGATACGTACACGTTGACCGGCGACGTGGAAGAGCTCAACATTGGCATCAGTCTAGAGTACCTGAAAACGACGTTCAAAAACGCCAAAAAGACGGACGACGTTGTTTTCACCGTTCTCAGCGACGACACGGACGACACTCTTCCCGGAAATATTTGCATTCAAATCATTAAGACTCAAAAGACGTCGAAAAATAGTCAAACCAACGACTATCCCAAAGTGAAATCCAACGCTAAAATCAAAGTGACTCTCGTTCAGAATCAGCTACTCGAATTCGGTGAACGCATCACCGATCCCGTCAACGTTTCCAACGAAGAATACCTCAGCATTTGTCGCAACATTCAAATGCAACCCGGATGGATCGACATTTCACGCAGCGAACAGAGTCTCAAATTTGCTTTCCAAGTCAACGAAATCATCGAATGTTCCACCATTATCGGTGAAGCCAGTGAACCGCTATCGCCGCCTCAACGTTTCAATGCCAACAACATCAAAAGTACCAACAAAATCGCCACTTTTGGACCTCAACTGAAAATCTACTTGAATAAACATCAGCCGATGGTGATTGAGAGTAACAATGAACACATCAATATCGGAATCTGGGTCAAATCCAATGACCAAATTTCTGAAGAAAATAAATAATATAAAATGATGAATAGAAAGGTGTTTGTAGGTGGAATCATCATCAGTCTATTGGCGATAGTCTACTTGCTGTCGTATCCGAAACCCGTCACCCCCACCGTTCAACAACAGCGACCAGTCGTCGTCTACGAAGCCATGAAACGACCGGCTCCCGTCAGACGTCCTCTGCGCTCCTTTCGTCTTCCTGCTCCTGCTTCTCCTAAGCCGGTAACCGTTTCACCACCAGTACCAGTACCAATGCCAGCTCACGTCATGTTGACGCAAACGAGCGAATCTGCTCGTCCAGATGAAGAGTCGCGTCCTTTTCCCGATGAAGCGCCGCCATCATTCGTCGAACCGCCTCCGCCACCGCCGCCGCGTTTAGCTCCATCGTCGCTCACGCAGGCGTACACGCCCACAGTGTTACCTCGAAGAGCCAGAGCGTTACCGATGAGTCGTAAAAGTTTCCGGTCCATGCCACCGCAATCTTTTACGCCACCACCACCACCACCACCTGAAGCGGATCGGCGACCCGTGACGCTCATTAAAGATCTTTGAATAGTGTCATTTTAAAAGTTTTGGTTAATTTTTAAAATGATAGAGTTTTCTGTGGCGTTTCATGGCTCGTTCATTTTTGACGCTTTTACCGCACGTTGAACATTGACACGGGTCTTGTTCGATGCGAGTCACGCAGCACTGAAATTCTCGTTCGTTTAACCACAACGGTCGATAGCCGCACGACTGAAACACATAGTTGACCAACGACTGATGACTGGACGTTTCAAACCATAACGTTTCGTAACCTTTAGCGAAATTACCCGTCGATGTGACGACGACCACGCACACGGCGGTCGTGTCATTCCTCCACGTAGCCGACCAATTGGCGTCGAATTTCAAACAAATTCCTCGACGTTGACATGCGGCAAAAAGAGTCATTGTCACAACACATATATTACACGACCGGACGGCCAGCGAAGAAGCTATGCTCTCTGTCTTTATATAATATTCGTTCCTCATTTCTCTAAATTAATAAATTATGAATAATCAGTTATGGTTGATTATGTTTTTCGTGGTGATCTTGGGAGTACTCGGAGTTTTTGCCTTTACAGAGAAAAGACGGTCACCTGCACCGTTACCACCGGCTGAACCCACGTACGGTCTGTACGGTGGCGCGCCTCTCATGTTTAACGGTGCCATTCTACCGGCGACGATCGATTTACCTAATCCACCCCAACCCCCCATCGCGGCCTACACGCCTTACGGTGCCTATTCGGAACAGTCGCTAGGCTTTCCCATCGGCAACTATTGGCCCAGACCGGACATGATGACGTTTCCCGAGTTTACAATCCCCACCTACATCAATGCTCCCGATAGTACGATGAAACCTCCAGTACCGGGACCCGGACCCGCGCCCGGACCCGTGCCCGTACCCGTGCCTGGACCCGTCGACGCCAAACTTGCCGCTAATTTAACGAAATATTTCAAACAATTGTGGCCAAATATGACGACGTTGACTGACCCGGTCAAATTGGAACAAATCTACGACAATTTAGACGCCTACTATCTCGATTGGATTCCAGGCAAAGAAAAAGCCTCAGCGTCCAACTACAAAACCGATCGTATGCCTTTGTTGACGGCCATCGATTCCGACGCCAAACTCGACTACTCGCGACTATTTGACGGCAACGTGTGCGATTGTTTGCGTATCGCTCACAAAGAATGCATCTACAGTCCTAATCGATTGCAAGCCAAAGAACTTTTGGACTGTCCCACGTGGCCCTACATGGTCGTCAATTTGACCAACGCGTGGCTCATGAAACGCGCCTATGATACCAACAATCCCGATAGCAATTATCGCAAAGATACCATCGTTCGAAACGGCATGTCGGGCATGAAAGGATTTCCCAACGATTCTTTTTACGAAGGTTTCGTCTATCCGGGCGAATACGCCGTCCCCGATTTGTGCAGCAGTAAACCCGATCCGTTTTTCGACGAAATGCAACCCGGTCTGACGTCCGGTGGTCAGCCACTCAACATGTCGCGTCGCAATCCACCGTGGTGGTATCCTCAAGATTGCTCTTCGACGGCTTGCGAATTCCCCGACGAAAAATGTTTGACCGTCGTCAGCGACGGCTCGTATGGTGGATCTCAATCCAAGGGCACCTTTAAACGTTGCTATCGCGACGGAACGTACACGATCGGCAATAAAGCTCCCGCTTCGGCGTCACGTAGCGGCTTTGTGCGCGAATACTTGACGACCGACCTGAAAGACGACTGTCCCGGCGGTTTCCCGCCCAACATTTGCGCCGACGTTTCTCCGCGCGATTATCGCGGCTACTGGACGTACCCTTTAGTCGGTTGCGGATTGTGGTGGACCGTCGGCAAATCGGTGGCCGTCAACACTAAACTCGGTCTGCTCTTGGCTCCCAAATCGGAACAGGGATTGGGTCTGGATTTCGATAAACTCATGGAATTGCGCACGCAAACCAACGCTTTCGAACAGAATTTGTTCCAACAAGTCAATCGAGTCATGCAAATCATTCGCGACGGTAGCGTACCCGCTAACGGCACCATGTGGCCGGCTATGACGTTGGACGTATTGAAACAGCACGGTTACAAGGGCGCTCAGATTGCCGATAGAACGCAAGCCTTCAGCGCCGCCAAAGATCTCGTAGCCTACTGGTACAAAGAAGGCTATACGGGTCTCGATTCCACTCCTCACGGTTTCAATTACAATTACTCGAAATATTTCCCGTTGGGTTGTCATTTTTCGTACGCGTCTCGTTTCGATCATTTGCTCACCTCGTACATGACGGTAGCCAAATTGGATTCCATTCAGTTTTTAGTGGAACCGCAAAACGTCAAAGTCGGTCTGCGTCCGGCCTACATGTTTGAAATTTTCAGCAAGAAACCTCGAACGGCTGATGCTATGGTCGGTTCGGCATTCCAAGATTTCAGTATCACGTCGTGTCGCGCGTGCTACAGTCTCGATCCGGGACCTCAAATCGAACAGTACATCAAGTACGGCTACTTGCCGGCATCGGCCGTCACCACCAAGAAACTCATCGATCCCGCCGTCTTTTTGGCTCGTGCCAGTGCCAAGAGTTTCACTCCGGCCGTGCTTTAAGTTTGCATCAGAAAGCCTCATCGCCTACAACATAAAGATAATGAGTACGCGTGTCGTTTTGAAACGCGTCGAAGACGAACAACGTCTACGCGATCGTTTTACGGTCGTTCTCGAAGACAAGACGACTCGCGTGTGTTTTGTCGACGGTGTTTGGCCGACGTTCAGTGTCCCTTTCTCGGCCGTACCGACGAGCGGCAACAATCGCTTGTATCGACCTTGTCTCTCGTTTCCCCGATTCACGGGCACGTTGCGTCCCGAACAGGTCAATATTCATCAAAATGCTCGCATCAAATTGGCCGAAACGCACGTTGTCATGATTAGCTGTTTTCCCGGTTTCGGGAAAACCATAACCACCCTGTCGTTGGTGTGCTCTCTTCGCTTGCCGGCCATCATCGTCTGTCATCGCGTCTGTTTGGTTCAACAATGGCGCGAATCGATCGCCACGTTTTGCAGCGGCGATGCTCTCGTCGTCGACTTGCCAGGCTACACGGGCACCGACTATCATTTTGGCATCATCAACATTGCCAACGTTCACAAATTAAACGACATCCCGGTCGATCACGTGCTCGTCACCGATGAAACCCACTTGTTGCTCAGCGAAAAACGCAGTTTGAATTTGTTGAAATTCTGTCCCAAACGATTCATCGGCTTGACGGCGACACCCTATCGTCCCGATGAACTGCACGTCTTGTTTAAATTTTTTTACGGTGAAAATTTCATCGTGAAAAAATTGTTCAAAAAACACGATATCTACACGGTGTACACGGGCATAGTGATGCTCGAGCGGCGCATTTACGGCAAACTCGACTGGAACTACATGTTGGAACAGCAAGCCACCAACGTGCAGCGTCATCGTTTACTGGTCGACATTATTCAAACGTTCCCCGCTGACCGCACGTGGCTCGTGCTCGTCAAACGCGTGGCTCACGGTGAAGCGTTGCGCGATTTACTTTTGACCGTGCGACCGTCGCGCGTCGTCAGCCTCCTCACGGGCAACGTGCACACGTACGACAAACAGTGCGACATTTTGATCGGCACCGTTGGCAAAATCGGGACGGGTTTCGATTTTCCCAAATTGGATTCCCTACTCGTCGCTGCCGACATGGTTCAATACTATATCCAATTTCTGGGCAGAGTCATGCGAACGAAAAACGTGCCCGTCGTCGTCGACGTGGTCGACCAGCACGCCATCATGAATTTGCACTACTTGTCTCGCAAAAAAGAATATCTCGAACACGGAGGGCGCATCATCAATGCCAACGAACGCGTTCGAGATTTAACCACCACCACTACTAACCCGTAGCGGCGGCGGCTTCGACGTCTCGCGAAACGATCGTCACGTGCAACGATTTACATTTCATGGGAAAGACGAAATGCTTCCTGAATTCGTCGACAAATTCGCTAAAAATAGTCAATCGAAGATCAAAGACGGTCGTCTGTTTGGTTCTATAGATGAAAGAATTGAGCGATTCCGTGTGATGCCTCAGTCGGCACATGTTGTGACTTTCGTTGACAAACACCCCGGGACCGATCAGTTTAGTTTTCTTGCAAAAATCGTATTTACATCGGGTAATATTGGTAAAATGATGCGCGAATTTACACAGATTATTGTAGACGCACGGTTTCTTTAGCAAATAGAGTCGACAGAGTTTCACGTTGACGACGCGTGACGGCACCGTCGGATGCCTCGTGTTCCATCGCTGAGGTATCGTGTACACTTGGACGTGATTGTTGAACATTTTATCGATATCGTCCGTCGACTCGAACAAATTATAGTGGATAGGTTTCGGAAATATATATCGTCTTTTTTTGGTTGTCATCTCGTCTGGATCGTCATCGTCGTCATCGCCACCGCTGCTGCTGCGATATTCGACAATGGCCGCGTCTCCATCGTAATCGAAATAGTCATCCAACTCTTCTTCGCTGCTGACGAGCAAGTCGTCTTCGGGTACCGCCGCGATTTCATCCGACATTTTTCTATTGTTCTTGACCAATTCTTTATCATCTTGAATTACACAACATTTTTTGAAAAATTAATTTGTCTTGTACAATTCTTTGACGCGTTGCAGCGTCTGTTCTTCTTTGCCCAGTCGACGATTGACGTGGTTGTGAAACGTGAACCAAAAGTAAAACAAATTGGCTTTGTTCAGACACGCCCATGTCAACGCTTCTCCTCCCATTTCACTCGTGTAGGTGTAGGCCAAATGTTGGGCTGCCGTCGTCGGCAACCAGATGTGAAACGTTTCGAGAAATTGACGCATGCGCGTCTGATCTGCAAACGTGGGTTGATCTCGATACGTCAACGCCGTCATGTGTAAAAAGAACCAGAATGGCGGTCCCCATCCCGCCACGCGCGTCGAATACATGTTTCTGGCTTGCATTAAACCGACGAGCGGTTTGTGAAGGCGTTGATTGACGGCGTTGTGAAAATGGACGTAAAACTCGAAAAGCGATTGACGCGACATGGTCGCTTGCAATAAATTGGATTTCGACACGTAGTCTCGAGCGTGTTGCTGACAATAGGGACAGGGTAACAAATTGGGCAACAAGATGAGAAAGTCAATGGCCGCTTTTACGTGAGGCGACGATGGTGTCGCCGGATAGGCCAGACTGCTCGTGTGTAAAAAGAACCAAAAAGAAGGTCCCCAATCGGTCGTCGATCTAAACGATGATCTGTTTGCGTTCATTTATTGGAGGTTATTAAACGTAGTCGTACATGACGTTCATTTGCGGCGCAAAACTGGCTCTACGATGGCGACGACTCGACCGACGCATGGTACGTCTCATGGTCGTGGCCGAAGCGCGACGTTTAGACTTTCGGCGTTTAGTTCGACGAGACTTTCTACGCGATTTCTTTGTCACTCTGGCCATGAAACACTTTCGTTTTCCATTGGCCCTAAAGCAAACTTTTCTCTTTCTAGTACGAGCTACCATTTTATTTAAATAAAATTAATAACGGCGGCGACGTTTGCTGGTCTTGCGACGTTTACTAGATTTGCGCGACTTTCTTTTTGAACGTCGCTTGGAGCGACGTTTGGACTTGCGAGATTTGCGACGAGCCTTGGCTGCCGCCGGTCCCAACAGGAAATCCGGTGGCGGTGGCAGCTCAGCCTCTATTGACGGTGTCAGAAATACTGACGGTGCGTCTTCCGCGAGATCTAGGGAGGGATCGTAATTTCTCGGTCCAAAATAGGTCGTCTTGGGGTACGGACGACGACGAGTGTACCTTCGTCTCGTCCTTCTTTTGGTAGTGACACGTTTATTGGACCCTCTTTTAAACCAATAACATCTCTTATAGTATCCTTTTCCTTTTCTAGATTTGACCATTATTATTTATTAATATCAATTGATTTTAAAATTGCTCACAAATTTTAATGTAGTTTGTGTGTACACACGATGAATGATTTAGAAAAGTTTGATTTCAATCTGGACGCTCGCGATGAGGACATGTGGTCGTTGCTGGCATTTGTCCAAGTGTACGACATCAAGAGTCTTCCGGTCGAAGTGTCGCAACAGTTGACGCGGTTCTATTGCGACAAAATTCGTCAGGTTTCGAAACAAACAGGTCGTGACGTCATGGACGACCATTTTCTCAATACGGTTCACTATTGCATTTGTCGTGGCTACGAATTTTTTCGTAACCTAACACCCTTCAAATTGCGCGTGTGTTTGGCGACGCGATCGCAAGTGAATGCCTACTGGCTCGAACGCATTGCTTCGTTGATGCAATTTCTATAAGTTCCAATATTTTTCATGGAATATTGGAACTATTTCTTAATATAAATCTTTGATTCGAATAAAGAAAAATGATGCAAACACTTCAATCGAATGCTTTCGAGACTCTTGTCGTAGAGTTCAAAAAATATCTGGCTTTACAGGTGCCGTCCGAGTTGGCCGTCGTCTTTCTGACGGGTAGCGACTGCAAGTATTGCGTGGAAATGCGAGAGGTCATTGATCGTGTCATGCCTCGCTATATAGGCAAAGTGCAATTTTTCACCGTCAATTTGAGCGAGAACAAGTCGGTCGTCTCGAAAGCCGAAGGTAGCGTCTATCAGGATGGCAGCGACGCTTCCATTCAACACGTACCCATCGTTATTTTCTATCGCAAACAAATGCCCATCGCTCGTTTCAAGGGTCAGTACAACGAACACGATTTCGCTCAGTTCATCGCGTCCGCGATCGAAGGTTCGGTCGCGGTTCCAGCTTACGCTCCGCCTCCGTCGTACGCGCCACCACCCGCCGCCGCCGCTGGGTATCCAGTAGAGCAGCCGGTTGCCGCCTCCGCTTATCAGCAGCAGCCGTACGCCTATCAACAGGCAACGCCGCAACAGTATCAGCAGCAGCAGCAGCATTATCAACCGACTGCGGCGACGGCACCGGCTAAACTTCAGCAATCGTACTACAACACTCCGTACCGTCAACCTCCTCTGCAGCAGCACCAACAAGATCTCTACAACAGACCGGGAGCAGCTGCCGCCGCCGCCGACAACGCGCCCAGCATCGAAAACTGTAGCGGACGTAAATTTTGCTATTCTACCTACGCAAATGCTTATAACAGTTGTTAAATAATTGTTTGATGTAGATAAAAATGGAGAAGCACATTGAATGGCTATCTCGCAAAAGCGATGTGTTGAAAATGTTTTTCATGATGATTCCCGTCGGCGACGCTTTCCATTTACCCGATTGCAGTTGGGCGTCAGAGACGCGAGGACCCGACACGTGCGTCTGTCAGCACATTATGTGGCGCGTTTACGGCGTTTTGACTAGCAGCAGCAGCAACGGCGGCGACGGCCCTCAGTCGCTCGTATAGCGCTTCCGTCACGTAATCTGGACAATCGACGTGCACGTGATCGACGTAGAAAACGACAGCGACAACGTCAAAGGTCACATGTCGTCACGCGAATTCTCTCAACCATTTCAATGTCGACTCCAAATAACGACTCGTGTACGCTTCTGTAAATGTTGCCGTTTCCTTGTACCATTCTTGATATGTTTTTATCCAATACATGAGTACCCCCTGTAAGTCTTTTGATTCCAATGTCGCGTGACACGCTTCGATGGGGACGATAGAGTCGTCGAGGTGAAACAAGTGCGTAAACAATTGGTTTTCGCGCAACGTCCGGACGCTTTTCCAGCGACCCACATCTCGCCATTGTCGTTCATTATCGCTACAGCTGCTGCTACCGCTGCTGCTACAATCGGAATTGTAACCCGAAGCTCCTCCTTCCGTTGTGGGCGGAGTTTCATCTTCGTCGCGTGGGTAGTCGGCGCATTGAGTCACTCGCGCTAGCAAATCAAAAAGACTGCGTTTGAATTGTCGATGGCGTCGAGCGTGTCGCAACCCGACTTCAAATTCCACGCCCCAATGCTGAAAATTCTTTTGCAGAATGTAAATGTCGTGGATGGGACAAAAGACCATAGGATTCATGTAGTGATGCGTTTGAGTCATGGGCGCGCGTAAACCTGTCACGCCCCGACAGTAGCTGAACCCGAAATCGATCATGATGGGACGATAGTCATCGTACGGCAATATGGTACGCGTGCCGTCGTTGAACGTGTACACGTGTTTACTTTGCGACGCTTTCACCATAAGAATGTTGTCGAAATGCAAGTCGTAATGGGTGAAATCGCAGATTTCTCTGGCCACTTTGAGCATGCAATAGAGATGCAAATAAATGAGCTCTTTTTCGCTCGTGTTCAGCTCGTCCATAGCGTCGTACAGAGTGAATTCGTGTTCGATAAACTCCATGACAATACACTGCGATTTCGCCGTTTCCTTATAGTCCAGCAGTCGAGGGAAAAAAGATTTCATTCTCTGGTCGCTGTTCAAGACGAGCATAACGTCGCGTTCGTGTTGCAAATTCACGTCCGGTAAGCTATTGGTCTTGTAAATGGCTTTCTTTTTTTTATATTTTCCCTCGTAGACGGTGCCGTAGTTTCCTTGTTTGGATAGTTTTTTCATCGTATATGTGTGTTTATGTGTCTCGGTTGATTCTTTTTAGGAGCCAAATAAATTTGATTCACCACGATTACCTGTAAATTTTACAGATATATTGAACGTCGAGCTAAAAGAACGTATTACCACAATAAAAATGACTGAAAAGATGGTTTCTCAAGAAAAGATGGTTCGTCAAGGAAAGTTGCACGTGCGTCAAAAGAAGCAGACGCGCAACGAGAGCATCAAGTCGTGCAAAGAGACACTGGAACGGCTCATCAACACCTATCAGATGGAGCCAGAGTTTGCTCACGATTTGGAAGAGTTTAGCAAGCTCTTTGCGTCCATGTTGAAAACGCTCGAAACGGTGAAAAAGACGCGCAACAATGCCAACACGGGATTGGGTAAGAGTCGACCCGTCACGGCCGCCACGCGCGCTTTCATCAAGCAAGTGTCTGGCGACGACAACGACAACGGGGCGTGTTCTCGTTCCGTTCTCACCAGTCTCATCAGCCGCTACGTCAAGGAAAAGCAACTTCAAACCCACGAACGCAAAACCTTGTTCCAATGCGACGAGGCGTTGTGTAGCATTCTCCAATGTACCGCCTCCATGTGCAACGATGCCAAGAAATTGGAAAAGTACTTGGAACTCGAGTGCATTCAAAACCGCGCCTACATGCAACAGTATATAATCGGCTTACTCGAGTCTGGTTCAACCATTGAGTTGGCGGACGAGCTGAAGTTGCGTGAAAACGATTTGATTTCCTGGACAGAATTACAGAAGATTTTGTTTTTAACTTTCGAAGATGAACAGCAAAGCAGCCCTAGCCAATAAATTTGCCGAGAAAGCCGGTTTGACCGATGCCAAATCGACCACCATCCCATCGTGTAAGTCCATCAACAAGCCGGCCGGACTTTTTATTGGCGAAGACAATTTGAAGTCTTCTGGATGGAAACCTGAACTGATGGCTGTTGGAAAACCTCATAAACTTGTAACTCGAAAACTCGACCCCATTACCAAAGGCTTTGAAGAAAAGCCAGGTATTCTTTTGGATGCTCCACGCCTTCTCATTTTACGTTCGTCACCGTTACTTTGTAAAAATCTTAACACTGGTTATGTTGATGGCTTGTGGAATGCTCCTCTGCACAAACCGGTATCTTATTTGAGATGTATGAGACGTCATTTAGTTTTGTTTGTCGATGAAAAAAATGAGCCGATGCACACTCGTCCCATTCAATTGAGTGCTATGGGACATTTTATGTATAACTTTGATAAAATGTATGAGAAATTTGTTGTCACCATGATGGCCCAGGAGAACTTGCCTTTTGGCGGTAAATTGGACGACACTACGGACAACAAACAGCTCTACTTTTCCAGCTTGTTTGTTTACGCTCCTATTTTCCAGTCGCAAGCCGTCGGCACGCCACCCAATTCGTCGATGGCGTGCATCACTACCGATTTCAAACCCAGCGTCATGATTGAAGCCAACGATGAGCACATGGAAGTTTTCCAAGCCGGAAAGAATTGGTGGAAAAAGGCCGTCAAAAGTTTGTCGTCACTGGAACCTTCTCCCACTCCAACCGTGGTCGACTCGAATTTCGGCGGCGGCGAGAACATTATCTACGAAGAAGAAGTCGACTTTTAATTTTCTTTGTGTTGGTAGTCACATGTAGTAGTGATGGTAGAAAAACAGTAGTTGGTAGTAGTTGGTAAACTTTCAATATTTTTCACATTTTAAATATTGAAAGTATATAACAATAAAATATGTCTGACGTGATAAAGTTGGAAAAATTGCCCAATTATGATTGTATTTTGCCCAACCAATACACGTATAAAGATCGAAAAGCTAGAGGTTCGAAAATTATCATTGTCGGCAAACCCGGTTCGGGTAAATCGACGTTGCTCAAATCGATTCTGAAAGCCAAAAGCGATATCATTAAAACGGGCATTGCCATGTCCGGCAGTGAAGGTGCCAATGAATTTTATAGGGAATTTTTCCCGCCACTTTTCGTCTACGAAGAGTACGACGATCAAGTGCTAGCCGACGCTTTGACACGTCAATCCAAGGTTATTAGCAACAAGGAATTGGCCGACGAAGACAAGTGGTTGGCCGTCATTTTAGACGATTGTGCAGATCAGCCTAGCGTTTTTAGACAGAAAATTCAGAAAACTTTGTTTAAAAACGGAAGTCATTTTAGAATGTTTTACATTATATGCATGCAATTCGCGTTGGACATGCCGTTGAACGTGCGCACGGCCGTCGACGGCGTCTTTCTCTTTCGCGAAACCAACTTGGAATCGCTCAAGCTCATGTACGTCAACTACGCCGCCATCGTGCCGTCGTTTGACTTGTTCAAACAACTCATGCTCCACTACACGGGCGACCATCAATGTCTCTTTTTGAACAACGCTCTCCAGTCCAACGATTGGAAACAGTGCGTCTACTATTGTAAAGCCGACGTGGTCGACGGTTCGTGGCGTTTCGGTTCTTTCGACCTGCACCAATGGAACAACGAACGATTCAATCCGTTGTGGGACGATCCAGAGTATCAAATGAATCAAGCACTCAAAGAGTTGCCTACTACTAATCGCTAAACATTTGCGTCCATATCGGTGTTCCGTCGCTTTTACGCACGGCGCCGACACCGATTCGTTTGTACGACGTGCCCAAAATATTGCTACGGTGACCCGGTGAATTCATCCATCCTCGCATGACGGCTTCGGGTGTCCCGTAGCCTGCGGCGATATTCTCTCCTATGGCTCCCCACGGGTAGCCGGCTTTACGAGCCCTATCTCCCGGAGTTTCGCCGCTGGGATTGTTATGATCGAAAAATCGTCGACTGTTCATGTCGGCGCTGTGCGCGCGGCTAATGTCGGCCAATTTGGAGTCAAACACCAGTTGAGCTAGACCGCGACTCGATCTTTCGGCGTTGGTGATTCTCGCCACTTGACCTTCCCATCCATCAGGAGCCGGTAGAGAAGGTTCAGCTGGTCGTCGCGGTCCCGAAGACGACGAATTCAACAAGATAAGCACCACTACAAAGAGTAGAAACCCACCAAAGACCAATAACATTTTTTGAGAATTTAACATTTTATCTCTATTAAAGGTAGATTATTGTAAAAAAAACTAGGCCGCCATGACGACAAACAGCAGCAGCAGCGTCTACATTATCGACGATTTGTTGGACGAAATCGACGTGTTGAATTTGTTGGCGGCCGTTTCGGACGAAAAGGAGAATTTCTTTCCAACGGGCACTGTGACCAACGCGGTCGACTATCGTCGATCGACCATGATGAATGTGACACCGGCTTTTATTCGACAACTGTTTCACCATAAAGTGATCTCTTTACTGCCCGAAATGTGCCGTCATTTATGGCATCCCGATTTCATCTTGGACGACTCGGCTTTCGAGTGTCAAGTGACTCGCAGCGGTCACGGTGATTTCTATTTGGAACACACGGACAATTGTACACCGTGCGAATTACGCGAACTCACCTACGTCTACTATTTTCACACCAATCAGTTCACCGGTGGAGAATTGGTCTTTATCGACGATGGCACTATTGTGAAACCGCTTCGAAACCGTCTCGTCGTTTTCGATTCGTCGCGCATGCATCAAGTGTTGCCCGTCACCGTGACGGGTGCCAACACGTTCGAAAACGGTCGTTTCACCGTCAACGGCTGGATCCGACGACGTGCCGACCCGTAAAAAAATTCAAAATAAGATGTGTGTTATTTTGAATTTTGTATATGCGTGTGCGTGTGTGCGTGTGTGTGTTTAATATCGCGTGGCGATAGTGACGTCGCCAACATTGTTGACCATTTCTCTGTAGAGTGGAATCATGCCGCTCGTTTGCATGACCATTTCGTTGTCGGGTGAAAATTCGGCTCCCGCGTTGATGTTGTGTCCACCGTACGTGGACTGGTATTTGAGCAAACCCAATTCGTTGGTGGTGTCGTTGTGTCGACCGCCCATCACCGTCATGGCTCCTTCGCGCAAATCAATGTGCGGCGTGACGGCCGGTTTGAACCAATTGTCGCCCGATAGAGGAGCGATAGGCAAATCGCCTCGAATGGGATCACCGAGAGAAAAGAGTCGGCTCATCTTGTTGGCGTAGACGGCGCGCGGGTAAATGACTGGCTGCAATTGACCGCTATGGCTCAAACCCAACGGGTTCATGGGATCCACGGCCAAGTATTGCGTGTCGGGTACGGGTCCTTGCAGAGCCGAAGTGTAGGGAACGTCGGCGACGCGCGGTGCCACGTTACTCGTCTGATTGGGAGGCACAGTGTAATTCAAGGTGAAATTGGTGGTGGGCGGTGCCAACATATCGCTAGCTTCAGCGCGACGCGGACGCACCAGCATGTCGCTGCTCATCATTCTTGCCGGTTGAGGCACCATCGATGCCGCCGGTTGTCTAGTGGTGTTGTAATCGAGCGTGGTCGTCATGGCTCGAGGAGGAGGCTCTTCGAATCGATACGACAAGGGCGGCATGAATGTTTCAATGAGGGACGGCGATTTTCTTTTCGTCCACGCGGCGCACAATCCGACAGCAATTAAAAGTGTCAATATAACTTGAATCATTTATTATTAACATCCACATGTTGTGAAATATTTTGCGAACGACTGAGCGCGTCTTTAGCGTCGAACGAGAAAATAGTAAAGGCCGATTCCTGCAGCCATAGCAGCGATGAAAAATCCTAGGCAAGCGTAATCCATATTTTATTATAACGTGGTTTTAATCAAATCATATCCTTGTTGAAAAAGTTTTATTTTCGTCTCATGATCCAACGAAATGATGGATTCCACTCCGCCTCCGTCGGCTTCGAATTCGTAGAGACGATGAATTTTCGAGCACGCTTCGAGACGCGACTTGTCGAGCAAACGACTCGGTACACTAAAGACAATGTCGACCAATTCTTTGAGACCCGGTGCCGGTGGCGGAAGTGTCGTCGGCAACGGTAACGTTCGCGGTCGAAAACATAGAGCCATGATTCGTTCGCTGAAATCAAAATCTTGAGCCACATCGACGGCCAAATTGTTGACGATGCCTCCATCCATGTAGACGTGCTGGGTTTCGACGCAGCGCGGCAACGTTCCCAACGGGATGGCGCAACTGAAGAGAACGGCGTTAATGACGCTATAGTCGGGTGTAGTGATGACGCTGAAAATCTCTTGTCGCCGCATCGTCACGTTGAAGGCAATGACAAAAAAAAACTTGCCAGTTTTTTTGAATAGTTGCTCGAACGTGACTTGAACATCGAGATAGGTGGGCATAACGGTGGGCAGTAGACTGTGCACGTACGGCGGCCGCGTGCTAAACTGGAAAATCTTTTTCAACGGCAACAGATCGTACTGTTGCGACGGCGTGTGACCGCACAGGAACAGCAAACAAATGATGCTACCGACGCTCGTACCGCAATACGTCGTGATGCGTTCCAAATGGCCGTGCTCTTTCAAGTAGTGCAAGCCGCCCAAATACTGGACGCCCTTGAATCCTCCGCCGCCGATGACGAGCGTGTCGCACAGCTCGGTTCTCTGACAATTTCCATTACCAATATCGAAATTGTAGTGATGGAAATGGCCCATAATTTATTTATATCGTGTGTGATAAATATATTATTTTTCTTGGAGTGAATTTTTTAAAGATAAAAATGAATAAGACTCCAATTTACAAAATTTTGCACAACGACAACACGGCAGATAGGCTGGACCGTTTGGAACGTTTGTTGGAACGCGTGCTCCAGCAACAGCAGCAGCGAATAATGCCAGCGGCGGCAACAATCGCTACACCCCCCACCATGTACGCTCCTTCGAATGTGGTCAAGAGCCAAGCGGATTGCGTCAAATGCGCGACGCGGGCCGCCACGTCGGAAAAGGTGCTCTATTTCGCTCTCGGCGGTGTTCTCGTTCTCCTCGTCACTTTGACGATTAAAAATATGAAAAATAACCGAGGCCAAAAGTACGGCAGATAACCTTAAAAAGTGGAAACATGTTTTGCGATTTCTGTATGTTTAGTAGCGCCAACGACGGGGAGTTTAAGAAACATTTTCGTCGCGCCCCCTGTCGCACGGCTCGATCGATTCTTTTCTGTTGCAAATTGTGCGACTATGTCGGCCACTCGATCAAAGACATCAAGAAGCACGCGTGCACTCGCGTTCGCTTCGAATTCAACGAAATGGAACGTTTGCGAACGGCGCAACTTTTGCCGACCCCTCATCAACTCGTCACCACCGTCGCCGAGCACGAATGGTACAAGATGGAACAACAATTGAAAGAAGTACGCGTCATCATGAACAATCCCAACTTGCAATTGACGCACGTGTCGCTGAGTAATCGCGAACAATTGTTGCTGGTGCCCGGTAAATTGCTCTACTCGCTGTGTCAGTACCGCAAATGGCTTCACGCCCCTCACGTCGGATTGCCCAATTTATCGGTGGAAAACATTTGTCAAGTGATTCGCAATCGTCGCTACGCCGATCGTTTTTTCGTTTTCCAAGTGCACGACGAATGCGATGTGCGTCACTATTTCAAACTCTTGTTCGCCAAAGCCGATGCCGCCTATTGGCCTTTTTGTGTCGACAATGCCACCATCACGCATTGGGTGTACAATTCGACGTGGTGTCCCTTTTCGAAAACGGTCGACGGTCAAGTGTACGTCAAACAGACGCGCGACGAGCTGTTGAACGCGCTCTACGAATCGCGCTACACCAATTGGCATTGGTCGCGAATGTCTCGCGGCGATTTCCATCGATTCGTGTGTCGCGAGTGGACGACGTTGCACTACAAGAACATCATAAAAATCGTGGGCAGTCTGGCCGATGTCATCAATCACCAGTGGACAGATTTGGAAGCGGAGCAGGGACGCGTTCGCGAAAAAATCGAGAAACTCTTTCCGACGCTTTTCGATTTTGTGAGTTTTTGGGACGCGGGCGTGGACGCGGTCGTCAATCGAGTTGAGCTCAACGATTTGACTCTTGACGACGTGGATCTGTACGAGTGTGTGGAACTGTCGTTGACGTTCGAAGAGGCCGTGTCTCGTTTTGTCGGCAAGAAAAAGCAACGCGGATGGCTGCCTTTGATGCGAGTTTTTCGCTCGAGCAATTGAATCGTCACTACGGTTGCTCGGCTCCCAATAAACGCGTCTTGTACGAAATGATTTTCGGTGTGCCCGTGACGGACGACGACGTTTGGAATCTCCCCGTTTTCGACGAGTACAAGAAAAAGGAACAAGAATTCGAAAAGTATATCGTGTCGCCTCACGATGTCGAAGAAGGTGTTCTCATTTGTCACAAGTGTAAATCGAAAAAAATCACGGCCTACAGTCGTCAGACGCGCAGTGGCGACGAACCGATGACCGTTTTTGCTAAATGTAGTATGTGTCAACATCAATGGGTTCAATAAATGAGAAGACCACAAGTCCTTTTTCTCGTCTTGTTATTTCTAACGATTGGTCTAGTTGTAGTCATTATTGCTAAGCAGCGACGACGCGTTCGCGAGTCGTACGTCATCAATTCACCTTCGGCCGTCTCGTTGTTGCATCGATTGAGTGAAGCCATGCGCGACATTTTAAGTAGTACTAGTAGTGGTGGTGGTGGTGGTGACTACTTGACGGCCATGTTGAACGGTCGCGACGTGTACAACGAGTTTACCATGGAGGAGGGTAGTCGATCGTACACGGAGAATAAGAAACGTATCGTCGTCTGTTTACGTAAAAACCCCAATGAATTCTATTCGTGGAACAGTTTAATGTACGTCCTGTGTCACGAGGTGGCGCACGTCATTTGCGACGAATTGCATCACACGGAGAAATTTAACGCCATCAACGCGGCGCTTTTAAAACGCGCTGAGACGTTGGGCTACTACGATCCACGAGTACCGTTCGAATCGAATTATTGTGGTTTATAGAATTATGATAAAGTATAGAATAAAAAGAAATATGGACGCCAAAGATGTTTACATTGTTCCCGTTTTCGGTGGCTACGGTACACCCAGCCAGGTGGCACCCGAACGATTGGTCAAGGGAGGCTACACGCGCATGACGGACGCCTACACGGGTAAAGATCAAGTGGTGACGTACGTGCGTCGCACTATTATTCCCGAATAAGCGGAAAAAAATTGCTAGCTAAATTGGATACAATTACCTAGTAAATAAACAGAGAAAAATATGGATATCGAATCCGGACACGAAGAAGTTTACAAGCCGTTGACGACTAAAAAGCATGCTCCGCCAGAGTCTCGAGCGTCGCGTCGCTACGCGCTCTTTCTAACGGCTACCAAAGTGCTCTGTTTGTTGATGGTGTTGAGTCTTTTGGGATACTACGTCTACGTGACGGTGACGATGGACGACGCGACCGCTCAGTTGGTACGCGACGTGAGTAAATTGAAACAGCATCATCATCATCAGCAGCATCGCAACAAGACCAGCAACGACGACGTTCCCGAATGGTTTACGCAAGTGCTCAATTTGACGCGCAAAGGTTTCGTTCACATTAGCCTGCAACCGTTCCCCCCGGAAGCTCCCGAACCAACCACGCACAGGCGTCCCACTACGTCTACAACCACTACGCCTGCAACCACTACTACGTCTACAACCACTACGCCTACAACAACGACGTCTACAACCACTACGCCTACAACAACGACGACTGTTGAACCTCCCACGACTAGCAGTACTACTACGTCGACGACAGAGAGTACTCCTGAAGATAGTACGACCGAAAGCACTACGACGACCACCGAAACTATCGATCACGATTATACACTTTAAAAAAACTTTTAATTTCAAAATGTATTTTAGACATGTTGAAATTAATTAATCTAGTTTATGATAGTTTGTATGATGAATGGTTCTCTTGAAATTGTTTTCGTGTCACGTGTCTGCGTTTTAACGGGTAATTACACAATGGAAGATTACGTCATGACTCGCCATCAACCGCCTTTGCTGGCTTCCGATTTCAGGAACCAAATCATGGTCGGCTACGACGGTCGACGCTATGATAGCGTGGCCAATTCTCACGGCAGATACTATTGGCGATGCGTCGACAAGACGTCGTGTTGTCGTGGGTTGTACGATGAATCGTTGCCTCGAAAATTGGAAGCCATGAACGAAGACGTGGACGCGTTTGTTCATCTGCTGGAGAGCGACTCGTCGCTTTCGTTTAGCAGTTTTTCTCGTTCGTGGTGGATGCGAAAACCGTTGACGTTTCTCAAAGAGATCGCCATGTATCACGGTTGGCGAGAAATAGATTTCCTTCCGAAAGCCATGAAAATGAATTATATCGATTATTTTATGTCGTA